AGACACCATCCTTTCTTTTAGGATGATTTTTTCGCAAACAAAAAAATCAACCATTTCTGATTGATTTTTGTATCTGTAGTTCGAACAGATTCGTTATTGGTGCCGGTGACGTAGATATCTGCAATTTTTTTGGTTCTCATAACAATTGATACAAATCTCACTCAATTATTAAAATATATCACATATATCATAATTTTTATAAATTACAATAAAATTATAACCAATTTATAAAAAAGAAACCTCTTGCGAGGTTTCTTTTTGTGAGTTAATCGTCGTTTTTCTTATTACTGGGGCAAAGGCACTGACCGAAACTCATAATCTGGTAAGCAACATAGAAATCTACATCAAATAATTTTGTAGCTCCCTACGTAGCAAACAATGTTATTCCAATAATAATAGCATTTGTTACTACCAGATTTATAATTTTTTAAGATTGCAAAAGCAAGTACTTTTAAGAGTTATTAAGCTCAAAAAAGTACTTGCCCATGACTTAAATCATTAGGATATCTGATGAATTTCTTAATCTTACTGCTGCATAAATTGCTTTAGTCTCTGACATATCTGTATAGCACCCTAAAACAATCTGCTCAGGAGTTGTCTTATACAGATATGCAGCTGTCATAATTATATCAGCAGTCCAATCATATGGCTTACCAAACAACACATCTGCAGACATAAGATTTGGGTTTTCTCCGTAAAGAATATCATATCCTCTTTCCGCAAATTCTCGAGTTAATCGAGCCATACGAGAATCAACTTCGAGTGGATATCTTTCATTGATTTCTTCGGCTGTAAGTATCCGTGCATTATGAAGACGCATTCCACCATAACTGCTTTCCCATTCAGCCATTTTATTTACCTCCTTAACAATTCCGTTTGCGAGTTAATAGTTACTATATATAAAACTTGCAATTTGCAAGATAAATTATGTGAATATTGTAGCATAAGATATGGATATTTTCAATACAAATGAAGAATTTTCAACTCCATGCATCATCTGTTCTATAAAGTTCGAACAGATACATCGTTGGTGCGGATGAAGGGACTCGAACCCCCACGTCGTTGACACTGGTTCCTAAGGGCTTTCAGCTATATAGTAGACCTTTTTATGTTTTCTCTTCGTTTTTTATATCTTCCCGTAAAATGCTATTTCAAGCCATTTTCGGCATATTGTCAAAATATTATTTTTTATATTTTCTCTTCGTTTTTTATAACTTTTTCTTGGCGTTGCATTAAAAATTGCATTAAATCTTGCAACTCATTTTGAGTGAAATAGTCATTATCTTTACTCATTTCACTTTTATAATTTCTATAGATTTCTTCGTTTATTATTAAATCTTTTTCCATATTTTCTTCTCCCTTTTTGTGGAGAAACGCGTTTCTTTTTTTCTTTATCTAAATTATATAACAAAATTCGACAAAGTCAAGAAAAATCGTTCGACAAAAATGTCCTCTGGGAGTTGCATCTTTTCAAATATGTATAAAAAATGTACAATGAGAAGATACTAATTTAAGAGGTATTTTTATGTTCGTTTTTAATATAAAGAAAATTCGTGAGAAACAAAATATAAGTATAAGAAAATTAAGTCATATGACAGATATATCACGCACATATTTAAGCAACTTAGAGAATAATAAACGCGTTAATCCTACTTTGTCGGCACTTTATTCTATTGCTACTGCATTAAATGTAGACATCAAAGACTTGTTTTATTCGGATATAGAGTTGAGTAAATTGAAGAAAGAAATGTATCGCAGAATGGATAAATACGGCATAAATTCGCCTGAAGCGTTAGAAATTAGCCAGATAATAGATTTACTTATTAATATAGATTTGAGGAAGCTATAATGCTCCCTCAATTATTTTGTCTATGTACTTATCTATCTTTTTACTTTGCTCTATTATCTCTTCATAACTGCTACTGTTTTTTATCATTAGTTCAAGCTTTTTTACTTCTTCCATAGCTTGTCCCTCCTAATTCTATTATAGCAAATATACTATGCGAAATCTGTCGAATCGTGCAAAAAAAGACTATTGCTAGCCTTTTTTAAACTTTCACTTCATCTAAATTAAATTCTTTCGGAAGATTTATTTTCATCTTTTTGTTTTTTCTATACTTATAATCTAATATAGTAACGCCCACAATTTTTTTAGTCTTTATGTCTTTTCGGATTAATATTCCTTCTTCTATTTCATTTGTAATCGATGGCGTTGGTTTTCCTATGCTTAAATACAGAATATCATCTTCCTTGTCATAATTAGATATTATTGTTGTAGTTAAAGTAGACACAGTCGCCACCTCCTTTACCTATTTCATCAGAGTAGAAACTTGTAGTAACATGTGCACTTCTTTTGTTATTATCATTATATTCAACTATTACATTATTGTACTGAGAAATTTCTTTTTTATTCGTCTTTCTAATAAAATGTAACCTTTTTTCAGGAAAAGTTTTTGCTTTATATACTATTGTAGGTTTTTTAATGGTTTCCTCTATTTCTTTTTCGTGTCCTTGCATCTCTGGATGATTAACAATTATATGATTATTAAACTTCTCCATCGTTAGTTCTACTGTTATTTCATTTACAGCACTTACTGTTTCGAATACAAGTTTATTCTCTTTCTCCTCCATTCTCGTTTTCCCCTTCACTCTTATTTATTGCTTTTATATCTATATTTATCTTTCTATTTCTCTTTTCGTATTCTTCAATTGCTTTATTCAACATTATACTAGTTAGTTTTGCTTGTTCTGGGCTGAAAACGATATCACATAAATTAAGTGTTTCATCTTTACTTTTGTAATCTATATTTAACTTTATATCTATTCCTGTTACTTCCACTCCTGTTGCATTTGTGTAATAAATTCTTTTTTCTTTATCCATAATAATCTCCTCCATATATTATTATATCACAAAATTAACATAAAATCAAAATGTTTATTATGATGTACAATAATATTATCATTAATATAGAAAAAGTCAACACTTTTTGTTTAATTCTTTTAAACTACTGAATTTCGATTTTTCCCTTAAAATAGCCAAAAAATCGGCTCACGAGGTTGCGATTTAAGGCGTTTTTATTTTTAAGACATATACTTTTATGCCTTGAAAACAGCCATTTTAAGCATAAAAAAAGGGGTAAGCCAAAACTGACTTACCTTAGCTTATTTTAATTTTTGATTTACTAATTTTTGAATAGCATCATAGTTATATCCCGCTTCTAATAGTTTTTGTTTTCGTTCAGGGTTGTTCCCCCATTTTCCCTCAATAACTTCATTAGCTAATTCTTCATTGCTTTTAGTTGTAGATGATTTGCCAGATAGAATTTCATTAACTTTGTTTTGTACTTCATTATATAACGAGCCAAGTTTTTGTTTTCTCTCTTCTCCATTGCCATATTCTCCTGCAATTACTTTTTGTGCTAATTCTTCTATTGAGTTTGTTGTTTGTGGCGTCTCTACACTTGCAATTACATTTTTTATTTCTTCTAATGGGAAGTTATCTCCTGGACAACTTGTAGATGTTATCTCCCTGTGTCCTTTTATCCATTTAATATCATATCTTGATTTAATGTCTTTTACTAGTTCTATTAAGGCTTGTTTTTGCACATTCGACATAGTTTCTTCACTAAAGTTACCTTCTGCACAAATTCCTATACTTATACTATTTACACCAGGGCAATGCGCTCCTGCCATATTTTCTGGTCTGCCTCTATATACAGAACCATCCTTTCTTACATAGTAGTGGTATCCAATTCCTGCCCATCCTTTGCTTTTGTGGTAATTATGTATTACTTCAACACTTTGAAGTACCGTCACTCCAGAGTGATGAAGAGCTATTCCTTCAACCTTTTTCATCGGAGAGTGATTACTATTAAATTGTAAATTAGTTTCTATTATTTCCATTTATTTTTCCTCACTTTCATTTTTATTTTCTTTTAATTGCGTTCCAAAATAGAATGCAATTATCATTAAATAAATTTCTTTAATATCAAAACCTTTTGCGATTGATAGGTAACACACAACTAATGTCAGTAATATTGTTACTATACTTTTAACATTAATTAATTTTGCCAATTTTTCTTTCACTTACAACACTCCCTTCTTCACTAACTCTTCCCATTTATTGTGTACATAAGAATTTCCATTGAGCTTTGTGTATTCTTCATATATTTCGTAAGCTCTTCTTTTTTGTATTTCTGTTTTTGGTTGTTTTGCTTCAACCTCAGACAAGAAATCAGTTAAATATGTTTTATCATTCTCATATTTAACTGAATTTAAGTCTTTTTTTATGTCTTTTTTCAGCTCTTGTATAGTTTCCACTTTTTTACTTGTGCTCTTGCTAATAAAAGTATTTATTATCGTTGCCCCAGCTGTAATTAAGGCAATTATTATTTGTACCATCTTTTTATTTTTCCTTTCTATTTATACTGTTCTTTTCCACATATAACATGTTATGTATGGTTGTAGTAACGATAACGAAGTAGAACCTGCAGAACTTGTTGTTTGTTGTCCTGATGCAGAAATTGTATGAGTATGCCCTTGACCTCCACCAGTTTTACCACCGTTATACTCGCTAAAATGTTTAGCGTTCGACCAATTAACGGTAATTTGATCCGCTTCAGCTGAAGAATCTCCGTTATTAGTCGTCACTTTTACGCCTAAATCGTGAGAATGTAAAGGTATCTGATTTACTGTTAATGCGGTGCTACCAGTATTCCCTCCGTGATTATGACTTGCTATTGTATGCGTATGTGATACGTTTGCAGTTTTTGATCCGCTAGATTTTTCAACTGTGCTAAAATCACTATCAGATGCATTCACTCCAACAGGCACTCTTCCAGCGCCCCAAGCGACCCAAGTGCCTCCAAATAGATTAGAAGGGTTCGTGTTATTAACTGACATGTAGATACTACCGATAGGATATATCTTTTTTAATATTTGTTTAAACGGTTGCACTATAATCCCCCCTTACCACAAAATCTAACACATCATCGACTTCAAGAGACCAGTCAGTCGTTGTTTTTATTTTGTTGCTTATACTATCTGCTGTTCCAACTTCTTGATAATGTCCATCTGTTCCACTTGCGTCAGAACTTAACGATAGTCGTTCTCCATTCAAATACACATCTAGAACAGCTTGTCCGACTTTGTAATAGCAAGGTATTGTTACTTCTGTTCCTGCAGTAACTGCAGATGTAATTTTAAGTTGATATTTATGTTCAATATTATTGTTTATTGCAGAATCTATATTATCTTGAAATGTATCAAAAGTTTCTTTGTTTAGTTTAGTAACATCATTCTGAAAATTAATTTTTTCCATTTATTCTGTCCTCCATTTCATTTATTCTTTTTTGCATTTGTTCTATTATCTCTTGTTGTTCTTGTACCGCCTTTGTTAATGTAGCAATTATCGGCAATTCGTTAATATAATATCTTTCTTCTATATTTTCATCTGCAGACCTTTTCATGACAAAATTAGGATCTATTTGTTCCATATCTTGTGCTATATAGCCTATCTTGTAATGCTTACCGTCGTCTTTTTTATCAAATTCTTTATGCTGGATCTTATTAATGATATCTAATGCTGAAGTTGTACAGTCTTTAATATTGTCTTTTATCCTTCTGTCTGACGATATATTGTCTGCATATACATTTCCTTCTACATTCAAGTTTCCCCAAATATTAGCGGTACTTCGAACATATACGTCAAAACTTACCTTGTTAGAGCTATTTCCTAATAAAACTGTTCCACCCATTACGTGAAAGCTTCCGTCATCTTGCATCAGTACATATTTATTACCATTTCCAACTTTAAAACTATTGCTTCCTCCAACATTGCGATAAAAACTTATCGAATTTAGTATACTAAATGCTCCATAAGAGGTGTCGCCCTCTGGAATAATTGACATTATTGTTTTTCCCGAATTACTGTCCTCAAATGTTATTCCATTAAAAGCATTGCCATACATTCTTACATTGCCACTTTGTATTCCACTTTCCATTCCAGCCAAAACCAAGTCACAATAATTTAATACAAGTTTTCCGAAGAAATCGTCTGCATTCTCAGCTCCCATATGAAAGTCTTTAAGGTATAATATTGGATGAAATTTGCCGTCTGTCGTCTTTATTCCCCAAGCCATTCCATTATTGATATCTTGATTATATTCGCCTTCCACAGAAAAACTAATATAACTGTTGCTATTCTCTTTATTGACACCCATCTCGCCAAATACCGTAGAACCATCACTTTCGCAAAAATGTTGTCCTTCTTTATCTAAATACATTAGAACTTTTTTGTTGTCATCTAAGACTGCAAAACTTGCATTATTCTTTATTAACATCATTTGTATGTATTCTGCTATTTTGTTCCATGCAATTTTGACATGTTCGAAATTTTGTTCTACTTTTGTTCCAAATTCTTCTTCATCAACTTTTTTGTTTACTTCTGTCATTATATTTGTAGATGTTTGCTCTAATTTTGTTTCTACTTCTACATGAGTGGCAAATGTATCTGTCAAATTACTCTGTACTGCCCATTTTGCATTTATCTTCGCGACATAATCTTTGATTTCTAATGTATTCTCTCCTTTAAGTAAAGGAATCAGAAATTCTCCTAAATTTTCTACTTCTTCATTAGCCTTTATTGTTCCATCTTTATTAATTCTTCTAATAATTTTTGCTGTTCCATTTTTTAGCACATATTCATCGCATGTTGTACCATTTGATCTTAATACTTCAGGGATCAACAAATTATATTCTATTGAATTATTATTCTCATCAGTTACAACTAAGATACCTGTATCTTTGCCTAGATATAAGTCGTCGCTTAAGTATAAATCATCACTCAATGTCTGATATTTAAAAACTCTGTTATTACCGTAAATATGAAGTTCTAATAGATTTCCAGCAATACAGTCAGTTAATGTTACTGTTTTCGTCCCGGTTATTTCTCTCGTTAAATCTGCCACTTGAGATACTTTTTGTTTAAGACTGTCTACATCTTGTTCTACTTGAGTTATCTTTTCTTCGTGGTCTGTGGTTTCATTAACTAGCTGTTTTATTTTTTGATTTTGTTTGTCTACTAAGATGTATGTTTTATTTATCTTCTTGTCTGTACTATCCGCATATTTATACTCTGTTTCTGTTTCTTCTGGCTCATCAGTATACAATTTTTCGGTAAGTCCATCTTCTAGCTCTATTTCATTGTTCAATAGAATTGTTTTATACGTTACCTCATTTAACACAAAATTAAATATGTCACAAGCCTCTAAAAACAATATTCCTTTACTTTTTACATCGAAGATATAGAACTCTAGTGTTTTCAGATAATTAAACATTGCGTCAATATAATCTGATCTATCATTTGTGCTCAATAATTGGCAATCTGATATTCTGTATTCGTGTAATCCGTTAGTGGCAATGCTTTCATTGTCTTTTCTATATATATTGTCGCTTTCTTCGGCTCTGCTAAATACTAAAGAATTAATTATATACTTTTCTCCGATTGTAATATTGTCTTCATCTAAATAACTTTCATCTATATTTTGATTAGTTTCTGTTGGATAAATTAGATATAAACTTTCCCCTTTAAATAATAAAAAGCTACAAGTTATTGTAGCAATTTCATCAAGAATATCTCTATATGTATAACCTATACCTTCATGCAAAATCGGATCTACTAATTGATTTGAATTTATAAAGGCTTCTGGTATGTTAGTTGTATTCCAGTTTAATTTTTGACATATCGCAATTAGGTAGTTTCTAACAGTAAGTTTATCTGTAAGAGTTAATTCGTTGTCTATCATTGCCTCTTGCATTTTAGTGTAGGCTAAAATCCTATACGAATTAGTATCTTCTTGCCTTTCACAGCTTTTAACATAGTAAGTATTCAAGTCTATGTAGTTATAAGTTTTTTCGTTTACTTTGACGCCAATCTTTCCAGTTATTTTCGTTTTGTTTGGTATGTATACATTAGAATCTATTTCAATTTGATGCATAATCGTTTTAAACAATGAAGTATTGAAAGACGGCTTGATATAATTCAAGTCGTCCTCACTTAAATCTTCATTATTGGCTTTTAGCTTTACATCAAATTGTCTACCATAAGTTCGTATATCAATTTTAAAATTATCATCTACATTTATCATTCATAATACTCCCTTTTTTTATTTGATATCACTGCACTACTATAGCCTTCTATTTTTCCTAGATATTTTTGTGAATATTCTTGATCATTAGAATAACACGACATATTTATTATTTTTTTCTTTATATCAGGATTATAAAATGTTACTTTGTTCTCAGCCTTATTAAAAAGAGATAGGATTACGCCTACCTCTTCATCATTCATTCTTCTAAATGTCATTGTTATTTTAGGGTATATGCCCTTAAGTGTTCCAGAATTGTCGCCAGATAAAGACCTTCCAGTATCTTTACCCCATATTTTATGATACCCGAATTTTGCTTCTGTTAAATATTGAGCCATTTTTATTCCGTCAATTTCTAAACTATCTTTATCTATTAGCATAATTACCTCCCATTAGTAGCAAAAGCTAATTCTTGATTTCTTTTATTCATGCTTCTTTGAATTAGTCTTCCATCCATATAATTATTTAAAACATTGTTGACATTTATCCATTTTCCTATTTCTCTTCCTAATTCTGACATAGCTTGTGGATTTGTTAGTGGAAGTACTCCTTCTTTTCCTGCTTCTCCTGCTATTGCTCCTCCTATATCAACTCCTCTTCCTGGCATATTTACTATACCACCAGTTGCTAATCTAGGTCTAAATCTAGGTATGTACACAGAATTGATCCTAGGGAAGTTCACTCCTGGAACTTTGTTTATTGTTGATATAACTCCGTTTAGTCCTCCTAAGGCAGTATTAACTAAATATTCAACAGCACTAACCACGAAATTTACTAATTTTGTAATCGCTACTATCGTGTTATCAACAAAATTATTAATTGCTGGTCCTAGAGCATTTATAAACCAAATTATGCTAGTAGCAACTTGAGTTATTGTATCTCCGACCTGTTGAATAATTCTTCTTATTGCCTCAAATATTGACACAACAGCATTTCCCATAGAAGTCACAATTTTAGAGACGGTATTTCCTACACTTGTAACAACATTAGATATTCCGTTGAATATTGAATTAAATAAAGAACCTATCGACTTAATAATAGGTGGTAAAACCTCTCCTAATATTCTGATTGTATTATTTAAACATTCATTCATTGTAATTATTAACGCTATGATTACTGGTGCTGTATCGTTCATAAATTTAGCACAAGCATCTAATATTGTCGGTAATGTTGCTGCCACTACAGCCAAAAGTACACTTATTCCAGTTATTACCACAACAAAAGGCACTAATCCCGCTGTCATTGCTGGTCCTAACAAAGCAACAGCTCCCATCAAAGCTACGACACTTATTAGAATAGTCGCCATTAAACCTATTACATCATTTAGTGTTATTCCACTTTTTGAGAATGTATCAATCAAATTTGTAACAGTTACTAATACTAACGCTAGACCTCCAAATATTACGATTGCTCCTGCTATCGATTGCCATGATGATGTCAGTAATTGCATTGCTCCAGCAAGCAATATAAAAGTTACTACTAATTCTCCCAATACGATTCCTAGTAAACCAGCAGTTTCTCCTAAAGTCATCCCGCTTTGTGAAAATGTATCTATTAGTCCTGTTATAGAAGTAATTACAAGTGCTAAACCTCCCAACACTGCAATGATTTCAGTTGCTTTCCCTAATGAATTAAGGAATCCAGTAAAGTCTGCACTAATTCCTACAGTAGCTTTCCCCAAATTTTTTATTAAGCTTATTATACCTTTTAAAATAAAAAGTCCCGCAAGGGCACCAACAATAGCTATTATTCCACCTTTAACTGGTCCGTATTTTTCTATAATCTTATTAAAAAAATCGATCACAGGTTGGCAAAATTCTTTGAATTTTACTAGCCATTCTGGAATTTCAACATTTTCAAAGTCAAGCGTTGGCATTGCTATTCCTCCGCTAGCTCCTGTATCCGACGTATCTTGTAATACTGTCTGTTCGTCGAAGCCTGTTGATTGTAAATCTTTTTTCATTTTAGATGTACTTTTTTGCGCATCCATAAAATTTTTGGCACTACTTTTACTAAATAACGATACATTAAACCAAGCTTTCGCCAAATAATTGATGTATCCTAATAATTTTTCGACTAGTCCTAATACCCATTGAAGAACAGGTGCAAGAGTTTGAGCTAATATATATCTAATATATTCTAAATTACTTGCATATTTTTTATCGTATTGTGCTAATGTACTAGAGGCTCTTTGAAGAGCACCGTAAGCACTTCTGATGCTAAATATTCCTAATACCATTCGTCCTATTTTTCTTAATGAGCTATCTAACGTTTTGCCAAACTTATTAGATGATCCAGTTGTTTCTTCTATATTCTCACTTAATTGCTTACTTTCGTTTATATTTTTCTTTAAATTTATTTCATCTATTTTATTTTTTAGTTTCGTTACTTTATTGAGTGATTTATCATATTCCGTATTAGTTTTTTGGACCTGCTTTTGCATTCTTTCATAATAATTTATCAAGTTTAATGCTTCTTGTCTAATACTTTCCATTTGACTTACTTGCTGTTCCAGATTTTTGTATACTTGAGTTCCACTCTCAGTTAAATGTTCTCCTTCTTGAAGTCTAGATACTATCGAGTCGTACTGTTGTTTCTTTTGTTTCAATTCTTCATATAAATTCGTTAATTCAGTAACCTTTTGAGCTGTATTTGTTAATTCTTGTTCTGCTTCATTTTTTGCTGTTAATTTTATTTCAACTTCTTTTCCTGCTAAATCTAACTGTTTTTCTAAATCTTCAAGTTGATTGTCTATTTTCATTCCTTTTAGTTTGTCTTCTAGTTCTGATACATCTGCATCTACTTCGCTATTATCTAATCTTGTTTTTATTTTAAGATATCCATCTACCATATTATCACTCTCCTCTCAATTGTTTCTCGAAGAGTTCGTCTAATCTTCTTTGTTCGTCAGTTCTGTTATCTATAACTTTCCTTAGAGCAACTTGTTCTTTTGCTCTTTCTATTTTTTCTCTTGTTGCAATGTCTTTAATTTGAGATGTATCATAAGTTCTTAGAGTTCGAACTCTGCTTAATACACAACAACTACCAAATTCACTGTTTGATAAATTGCATACATCATTGTAGAAGTCCCACCAATGTAAATATTTCATTTGATAAGGATTATATCCATAATCATACTTAAAACTACTTTCTATGAGTTTTTTGTCTTTGACAAAATCCATATCAGGTTCTTCTTCATAACCTGTTTGTTCAATCCCACAATTAAGATATTTGTAAGCTAATTTTAATAGTTGTTCATAATTATCAGTATCGTTTAATCCAATCTCTCCAAACAGTAAATAAATAATTGCAAGAGATTTTTCGTAACTATTTATATTGTCACTTAACGATATTTCGTTACATTCTATTGCTACTCTAAAATCTGTGTTTATCTTATATTTCTTATTTTTTATCTTAACAAACTCTGGATTATTCAATTACATTATCCTCTTTTTTTGAACTGTATTTTTTCTTTATCTTCTCAACAATATCTTCTTTGTGTAACTCTAATTTAGGAACAATAGGCTCTAAATATTCTAGAATGTCATCAAACATCTCATAATAAGGTTTTCTCCCATTTAAAAGTTTGCGTGTTCCACCTTCTCCTAAAAATAAGTCAAGAGCTTTTTCTTCCTGAGAATAAAATTCTCGTAACGCTCTTAACTTTTCTTCTTCTCTAGAGCTCATTAATTTCTTACCTTTTTTCTCCGGCTTTTTATCCGCTAAAACAAAATCTGCTTTTAATTTCTCTGTATTCTTTTTATGTTGATATTCTGCTTCTTGTGCTTTGAAAGGAAGTTCTAAATCTTCCAAGTCAAATTCAAGAATATTGCCTGTATCATTCCCGTCTTGATCTTGTATTCCTACTCTAAAAATATTGTCTTTTTTTAATCTAATATTTTCCATATTTCCTCCATAATAAAAAAGACTGATTTTCTCAATATTGAAAAAACAGTCTTAGTGTGATATAATATATCTATCAAAAATAAATTTTATCACTTAGGTAATGTGTTCATAGTTACATTATCTTTTTTTATACAATAAAAACACCTACATTTAAGTAAGTGTTTTTGTTTCTTATTTTAGTCCTATTTGACTTTTTCCGCTAACTTTACCATTCATAAATGATACGGTTGCATTACTTATTCCATTCGAAGCACTCCAACTATATACTTGCATTGTTTGTGAACCGTATGAACTTTCTGTTGATAGTATACCTTCTTCTCCCATAATATCGACTACTTCTTGATATGTCATTCCTGTTGAGATTTTATTGAACTTTTTCAATGTTGCTTTTTCATCCTGGATATTTTCTTCTATTGTAATATTAGAAAGTTCGTTTAGTGCTCCGCTTACCTCTTTTGCAACATTTTTTATACCTTGATGCATACTGTAAGCCATAATTACAGCAATTATTGATAATATTAATCCTGCAACTGCTAATCCTTTACTAGCTTTCTTACATAACGAAACAACCGAAAATACTATTGCTAGTATCCCCAAAATAAACGAAAAATAACTAATAACCGGAATAAATGAAAAACAAATTGCAATGATTCCTAATACTAAACTTGCTGTTCCAAATCCACTTTTTCTTGTTTTTTCCATAAATACACCTCCTTTTTTTATTTAAGGACAGTATATTACACAAATCGACAAAAATCAATATGTTAGAAGGTACTTTTCATCGACAAAATTCGACAAAACTTTACATTGTCTATGCTGTTGCCTCTGTAAATGTTGGCGCTCCACTTGTAAATGTAACTGTTCCAAATGTTGGATCCCCTTGTATTTGAATTTTGTATTTTATTTTTAATGCAGTTCCACCTTCTAGTGTATCTGTGTCAGGAACTATTAAACATTTAAACAGTCTTGCATCATATTTTGGTGCAGATTCTGCATCAGTTACTCTATACTTAAATACTTCTAATAATTCTGTTTCTAAGTCTGTTCCTTTTTTCATTTTGAACATTAAATCATCAATATATGTAAATACTGGATCTCCTTTAAGAGCTATTTGTTCTATATCAGAACCTAGAGCATAACCATCAACAGAATGTCTTTCGTTGTCCTCAATTATCCAATGTTCGTCTGTTGTTTTAGCCCCATAACTGTTCTCTTTGGAAGTAATACCTTTTCCAAGAATTGACCAAGTCTTGCTTGTTCCAGTTGGTGTTGTGTTTAAAAAATTGACTTTAGCCATATTATTTAATCTCTCTAATTTTACTTCTGTATCAGCCATTGTTTTTTCCTCACTTTCTAAATTTAATAAACTAATTTTATTTGGAGTTTCATTTGCGACTGTTTTTTTCTTAGTTGCCATATTTAATCCTCCTTGTAATATTTTAAATAGCATTGGATTCGGTAAATAGCCTCGTTTGCATTTGTAGCAAATATATAACCATTTGTCGTCGCTCCAATTTCATATATTCCTTCTATTTCAGGATACATTTTATTATTATTATTTTTTTCTAACCAATTTTTAAAGTTCTCGAAGAACTTTGAATTATCTATATTGTTTTGGATATCTTCGTTCCAATGAAGTTTACTATCAAAAGTAAATAGAAACTGATAATCAGCACCTATCATATATCTTTGAATTACTGGATCGTATCCAGCATTCTCATTTATTGAATAAGTCTCCACATTATCAGTTAAGTATTCTACATTTAATTCAGCATATTCTTTTAAGTAAGGACATTTACTAATATAATCTCTTACTATATCAATCATTGCTTTACTCATTTATTTATCTCCTTTTGACCTGCATTTAGTATGTCTTCAAAATGGTCCGACAACATACGTTCTACGAAGTGGTCTCCTCTTAATGCTCCCCCATGGTAATTAAGTTTTTGTCCACTCGGAACTTTCTTAATTCCAGGTCTACTCCAATATCTCCCACTCACTGGGTCGTGGAAAGCTCCTATTTTATATTTAGGGTCAACATATTTCTCGCCTTCGTGTTGATAATGTGCGCATGGTGTATTTACATTTATCTCGCCAGAGCCTACTTTTGTAGATGAATACATATTTGTTATCATTTGTCCACTATCCATAGGCATATACTTGTCCATATATCCCATAAATGAACTATCAATAACTTTCTGTGTTCTTCCACCTTCAAGACCATATTTGTCTATTATTTGTTGTTTTTGAATACCACTAAAAGCTACTATATAATCTACTTTCATATTAAGATCCTGTTATAGAAAAGTGCCACATATCTTCTGAACCATAATCTTTAATAGCAATATTCGTAATTTTTATTACTTCTTGATAATCTTCTAGTAATTTAGTTATAGTAGTAAAATTTTCTACCTTGCCTTTTACTAGGTAATCATCATTTTGTAACGTCCATGTTTTCTGCTCTCTTTTAAAGTCATCTGGCTTTTGATATATTTCATTTCTACCATCATTTATTAGTATTCTTGCAGATAACCCATCATTTTTAGTTAGTTGGGTACCATTTATAGATATCCCATCATTAGAACTCCAAAATCCTTTTACAAAGCTTACCTTATATTGTGTTTTGTGTTCTTTATCAATATATTTATTTATTACACTTATATCTTTATCAAACATATCTTCCATACTAAACACCTCTATACAATAAGCCTGTGCATAATAAGTATCTTTTTAATTCTTCCTTAATTTTCTCTTTTTGGTTAGAAATTTCTATATCAATATTATCTATACCTAAAGTTTCAAATGTTCTTGAATAATCTCCAACACTTTCACTCTTTAGACATTTATTTGATAATATTGCATCTTTTTTATTCTCTAATTGCTCGATTTTAAATAATATATCAGCAACGGAGCAAGTTGCCATTTGTACTTCATCTTCGTAGCCTTTTATATCTCTATTAAAGATGTTTTTTTGTACTTCGTAACTTGCTCTTGCTATTATTTTATTAAAATCAATTTCGGGCATGTTGCCCTTATATGTGTTTTTATAAAAACTATAATCAGTATAATTTGTCATGCCCTTATATCCTTTCTATGCAAAGTCTACTAATAAATCATCGTCTAAGTCTTTTACACCATAGATAATGTCAAAAGAAACTTTGTCAGTTTTTGTTTTAGAATCGTAATCGAATACAACTCTAACAGCTAATCCGTTTGCTGAAGCAATCGCTGCTTTAGCTGCTCCTTGTGGTAATTCTAGTTGTCTAGTTACTAAAGCTAGTCCATTTCTATGGAAGCCTAAAGAGTGAGCTTTATTTATAAGCATTGCACTTACAGGTGTTTCAATTGCAAATGGTATTTTTTCAGTTACTTTTAGTGTTCCTGCACCCTCTGCTAAAGTAACGTCTTCTGCTACTTCAAACAAGTAACCATTTACAATTAACTTGTCTCCTGCTTTAATTGTGCCAGCTTTTGCACTACCATCTGATACAGTAAATTGAGTAGCACCTTTTGTGCATTTTACTTTGTAAGCAGTAGCAGTTCCAGCTGTTGCTGAAGCATTTTCTGGTGTATTTTGACTCATAAATGAGTTCATTGTATACACTTTTCCGATTTCAGCTTCTTTTAGAGCTTCACTATCTCCTTTGTAACATGCTTTAGCAAAGTTATCTAAAGTATTGTATTTATATAAAGTATCTACAGATAAAACTAGATTTCTATTGTTATCTCTTGGGGCTTTCTTTTTATCTAATGCTTTTGCAACATTAGCAATATCTCCTATAACTGGTGTTGCTGATACAGATACTTTAGAACCAGCTTTTTCAATTCCTACTGTTAACAAGTCAACATCTACAGCTTGAGCGATTGCACTTAATGCTGGCGTTATTACTTGCTCACTAAAGTCTTTTATGTCTAATGTCATTTCTTTTGATGTTACAGGAATTGTAACGTCTCTATATCTGTCTAGTTTAACAGGAACAGAACCTTCTGATAAGTTTTGCTCCTCTGTTTCTCCTATAAAGTTCTTAGCAACAAATTTGCTTGGTTTTCTTACTGTTATAGTATCGCCTACTTGTACGAACTCCTTTGAATAATCTCTATGAACTAAATTAGCCATAGTTAAATTTGATTCCAATACCATTAATGCTTCATTTGCAATTATTTGTGGTGTTAATATTTGATTTCCCATATTTCATTCCTCTTTCTTTTTAATTATTTTGTTTTCTCCATTGTTTGTATGTGTTGTAGTCCATTTGATTTGGGTCTCCACTTACTTTACTTTGTGGACCTGGAGTAGGTCCTGAAAATGTTGGTAAGGTTTTATCATTGTCAAATAAATAATCGTGACTTTCTTTGATAGAGTTTATTTGGTCCTCTAATCCTTCTACGATTTCAAATTTGTCATTATATTTAACCTTTTCCATATCTAGCATTTTACTTAAAATACTAGTATCTTTGGCTTTATACTTAGATAAAGCTTTGTCTAAAGCATTTTGTTTCTTGAAAATTTCAATTTCTTTAGAACCTTCTGTCTTGCCTCTTTCATACTCAGCATTCTTAATAGCTTCGACGTCTACTTTTTCAAGTTCAGCTATTTTGTTATTCTTTTCTGAAATAGTAGTGTCTTTAACATTTATTTGTTCTGTTAAGTCATCTACTCTTGCCTTTAAAGATGTAACATCTTTCCCTGCTTCTGCCATTATTTTTTCAATGGTATCTGTTTCAAGTCCTAAATCCTCTAAAAATTTTCTTTTCATATTATTCCTTTCTCCTACTACGAACTTTTACGTGTTTTTCATCACGGTGTAGTTATGCACTTGTTCACGACCTGCATATAGTCGATTTTGGATATAAATAATAGACCTTCATATTTGAAAGTCTACTAATTATCTTATTTATAGTTTATCGTCATTTCGGACAATGAATATTTTACAATTTCTTGAATAAACTATTGATTATTATCCTAATTTATAGTATAATTAAGTTAATAATATTATTAAAAGAAGTCAGTTGAGAACCTCTAGGTTCGCAGTTGACTTCTTTCTATTTTCTCTTAAATATCTTTAAAAACTCTTTATCTTTAAGCAAAATTATTCTATCTAGCCACAAGAAATGTTTTGAATTATAAATATTCTCTATTTGTCTAATAGCTTCATCTATGCTCATTTCTGATTTTGTTATATCTATGACAAAGTTATCAGCTTGTTTTTGTTTTCCTTTTAGGTTTCCTTGTATTACATATTTTCCATTGCCACTAATTTGTTTTAGATCATATCTTCTATTTTTTACTATGTAATCAGGTGTTTTTATGTTTTTAGGCTCATTCACTCTTGGTATTATTTTTATTTTTCCACCATATAGCTCTCCTAACATATTAGCTATTTCTTTTTCTCTTTCGGTTGGCTTTAATATTACATATTTATTATCTACATTATACCTATTCCCATCTTCATCAATATAATATTGCTGTTCTGTTAATTTATATTTTTGTTTACCTTTACTTAAAGTTTCTTCGGTTATATCTATATATTTGTTATCCTCATTTTTTATTTTTACATCTTTATATCCTTTTATATGTTCTCTTGTATAATCTCTCTTTAATTTGTTTTCTTCTGTAAATGTATTTAATTTATCTTGCCATTCTTTAGTTTTTATACTTGACTTTTTATAGCCTTCTTCGTCTTGTATTTTGTTTGCAATCACTTGTTTTCTTTTCCATTTGCGAATGCCATTTTCTAAATATCTTTGTTTCTGTGATTTTTCATATTCTTCTTTATTTTCATCATATGTAAAACCTAAATTTTCTTTTTTGGTAGAGCCATACCAAACTGTAAATAAGTGTTTACAGTTAATGCCTACTATTCCTTGAACGTCTCCATAATTGCAATGTTCCATAAAATCAGGAAATTTCTTTTCTTCTTCTGTGGCCTTTCCATCATAGTTCCAGCAGAAGAATTGTAATTCTTGCCACCATGCATGATTTGTATAGTCTTTTTCACCATCGCCAGTTCTTGCACCAAAGTGATTAGTAACTCTTACAATGTGATTTCCACTTTCCTTTATTACTTCTTCATTTACTTTACCAGCCAAACCTCTCGTTGCAACTAACAAATCTCTTCTTACTGTTCCTACAACGTCATAATTCTTTATATTGCCATTTTTATTTTGATAGGTAAGTATAGATATTCCTTTATCTCCTAGCTTGTCTAAACTCTCTAATATTGCTTCTTGGTAACTACATACCCCAGCATTTGTTTTTATGTATGTCTCTGTTATTATGTCCGTATACGTTTTTCTTACTTGTTCTTGTATAGTTTTGTTTAGATTTAAGAATGATTTTTCTATTTCATCATAACTATATTGTATTATGTTTTGTATATTTGTACTATTTATTATTGCTTCTGGATTCAATAAAGCATTTTTTTGTGTTGCTATATTTAATTGGTCAACAGGTATAGAACTTATGCCTATATTTTTCATTGCTTTTAATAATTCTTGCCTTGTTTTCCCTGTATATTCTTCTAATAGCTTTAATGTTTCATTGTTTAGGCCTCCAAGTTCTTTTAGTTTTTCAAAATACCAATAATCGCTATTAATAAATTCTTCATTTATTTTAAAATGCTCTGCAATTTTTTCTATTAGCTCTAATTCTATTTTAGAATATATACTTAAAATAGGTTTGATTGCACTTTGTATTTTATCTTCTAACATAAACTATTCCTCTAGTTCTTCATTTGGTATTTGTTCTTTGCTTCGTTCTCGTATTTTATTCACATACTCTGTTGCCTCTTCTTCTGAATAATCTCTTGTTTGTACAAAGTATTCTATGTCATCTATCAATTTTGCATTTCTTTCAACTAAGGCTTGTGATTGTTTCTTTTCACTATCAACCAGAATGCTGTCGTCCCAATCAAAACTTGCTGTTGCTCCTACTTTGTGTTTTATACCATATAAGCTCATCAAAACATCAATGCTATAAATCAAATCTTCTAATGCTGTTTGCAATGCTCCTTGTATGTCTGAAACCGTTACATAGTAATCTTGCTTACTTGATTTTATTTCAGTAGCTGTTTTTTCTATATTTTCTATTTTTGAAATAGTTCCAAATGCTAATCCACATTGGCTTTCACATTGTCTTAGCCATTCATTCAATCCATTGAATAGTGCTGTATCTCTTATTGGTGGGCTAAATACATTCCATATTTTTTCGTCCCCAAAATCAAGTTTTCGATACAATCTATTTTTGCCTTGTGGTAATTTATCATTGCCATTTTCATCTTTCATAAATGCTGTTGCATCAACATCAATTGCAAGTTCAGAACCTTCATATTCCCATAAAGTTCTACTAAATTGTTTATCTATTTCTTCTAATGTGCCAATTGCATTTGCAAATATTGCAACTCCGACTGGACTAGTATTATCGACTGGGTTCGCAATAGGTATTTTGAAATACCCACCCAATAATCTGTTAACATCATTTATTTGTATTTCTTCTTGAATATTAGCCCAATCTTGTACTTGTGAAAGTGCTATTTGATTGCCTAATATATTAGAATTATGTACTGTAGTTTTATATGCTTTGTTCTTGACTATAAGTGTTGTATCATTTAATTCCTGATATTCAAGTCTAGTATAAACATCTTTTCCTCTAGTAATTTGGTCAATAAAAATAGCGCCTAGCAATTCGCCAGTGCTATCAAATTTAGTAGGTATAAATTTATCTGCTTGAATACAACTAATCTTAAATTTTCCATTACTATAAAACGGTTTAAAAAACATTCCACCTTTTCCTAGAGCGTATTCTGTATTAGTTCTTATATTTTTAATGAATCTCTGATATATCTTATCTATTTCTTTATCATCAACTTTTGTTTTAAGTTCTATTGTTACAGCCTTTGCAACTTTCTCACATATTGTCTTCGCAACATGAAGTGACTTAACCTCTTCATTTAGCCAAGGTGCTCTACCGTTGTATATGTTTGACCATCTTTCGATAGCAGACAATACTTCATCGCTTGTCGATATATCTATATTAAAATCTTTTGCTATGTCTGTTGTATTAAACATCTTATTTATTGCTCCTTTAATAAAATTTACTATTCTTTCAAACATTGTGCCCTCCTATGCAACTCTGCTATACTGTCTTAAATATTTTTCCCAGCTGTATTCAAATGCATCTAGTGTGTCTATATCAGATGTGCCATCGTCTAGTCTCTCATCTTTTCCTTGCTCTTTTGGCTTATCACTATATACTGCATTTTCAAAAGCTAATTCTAACGTTTTGCAATCGTGTGTCATAAAGAACCTGAAACTTGCCATTAAACTTGTCGTGCATCTAATTCTATCAATTATTTCGTTCTTTATACTGTTCCTAATAGTTATGTGTGGATATTTAATTGACACCATTGTTTTTATTCCATTTATTAGTGTTTGTTCTGCGCTATCTGGATATATTGTACTAACTTGTCCATATTTGTTTTGAACTCTCTCAATAAACAGATCTATAGCTTTATATAACTGTTGAGGTGTCATACCTGTTGCTTCTATTCTTTCAGACATTAATGCTGTAAGCTTTGAATAATTATTCTTTATTCCGCTTGCAACAAATGTATGTGCTGAGCCATTTCCACCAAAATCTATTCCAATTTGAATGGTGTCAAAATCAGGACTTTCTGTATAATAAGCTTCTTTGTTATCACTATAAACAGTATAAATAGAGCCTTCTGCTGTTACCCACAATCCAAGAATATTCCTCTTGTAGAATACTCCTACAAACATTCTCTTATATCTTTCTTTGACAGCTTCAGACAATGTTAAATTGTCATCCATAGTAAAATGTAAATATAGGATATTCTTCTCTTTAATCTTATCTATGTACTCCAATTTAAACCAATGGTTTGGATTCTTAGGATTACAATTAAACCAGAACTTTGCACCTTCTACGCTTAATCTTGCTATACCTTGCTCTACAAATGATTGTGGCATTAAAGCTACTTCGTCAAAGAATATTCCAGCTAATGTCATACCTTGAATTAAATCTTGGCTTGCTTCATCTTTTCCTCCAAATAAATAAAAATAGTTAGTCTTACCATTTTTACTAACTATTATTAGATTTTCACTTCTTTTATGTTCATATTTATATTTTAAAGAATGTAGTTGTTTCTTTAATGTGTTTATTACATTTCTATTCAATGAACCGATTGTTTTTCCACATATGGCAAAGTCACATTCGTCATATTTTTCCATAGCCCACATTACAAAACTTGGTGCCATGCTAACAGTCTTACCGCTTCTTACTGCTCCATCTGCTATTATTCCGTCTTTATCTTTCATTGGAGAATTGTCATTCCACCAAGTAAATACTTTTTGTTGTTTATTAGACATCGGCTTCCATTTGAAATTAGCTTTGTTTCTCTTCTTCACTCCAAATGTCCTCCGTCTTATTATTTAATGCCTCTATAAATGAATTGTCTTCTTCTTCATCATCCTCTTTAGGGTCTAATATATCATTCAAATCTTTTAGTGCAGATGTGAGTTCTTTTAGTCCTTTTCTATCTATAATGTCTATATATGATTTTATTTCTTCCTCTTCGTTTATTACTTCTTTGCTTGGCTTATTGCATTTATAGTCATATTCTACTGTTTTTGTCTTTTTCTTGTTTCTTGCTATATGCATATTAAGTTCATTATTAGCTTGTACTATTTTACTTAATAAGTCATTTGCTACATCTTTTACTTTTATTATTTTATTAGCTTCTTTTTCTGATTCCTTTTCAAGTACTTTTTCTATTACTTTAGTACTTTTTTTGTCCTCTTTTAGTACCTTTTTTTCTTTCCATCCTTTTGTACTCTTTTTGGTACTTCCATTTTGTTTTATTCCTTTATCTTTTAAGAAGCTACTTACCGATTTATAATCACCTAATATATAATCTTTTTCTAACTGCTTCCAATTATACTTTGCCACCTCGCTCACCTACTTTGTTTGTCTTTATCTTTGTCTCTCAATAACACTTATCTATGTTCCCATTTATTTTGAATTTCATATCTTTTCTCTTCCTTTTCACATTGTACATTGTATTTGCATTGTTCACACTTATATTTCATACAGTTTTCGTAATTAATTTTCTCTTTCATAATACACACATTTTGTTGTTATGATATCATTACATACAAATATTCGTATTTCACATAGATCTTCATTATTACATCTATTCTTGCAATATTTGCAATTCTCGTCTATATACTTTTCATATCTTTCTTCGTTAGTCATAACAACACCTCTTTCGTTATTTAATACACACTAAACAATGATATAGTTATAGAATATTGCAATCTAAAATTAATCGACTTATATTGTCAATCTGCATTCTATGTTATATCACTGTTTACTGTACATCTAAAGGCTTAACTAGAATTGCCTTTTATATATTCTTAAAGGAGAATTGCCTAGTAGCAACATATATATTAACTTTATCTAGTATTAGTTAATAGCATAAATAATAGAGCCTATCTTTTGATAAGCTCTTTGTTTTTATCCTTTATTAGCACATTTTCTTCTGCAAAATCCATTATTGTCACCATTTTCATAGTCGTTTTGCTCGTATATGGTTCCGCATCCAGGACAGACAAAAAAATTTCCCTTGCAATCATTACATATTTTTTTATTTGTTCCATATACTTCATATACAGCTTTATTTTTTCCACAAACATCGCACTTTCTCATACATAACACCCCCTTTCTCAGAGATATTATATATGATTTATTTTGTAAATGTTGTCGAAATACGTCGAAAGAGCTAACTTTTTGTTAGCTCTTTTCTGTTTATATAGTCTTACTTATGTATCCACGATACTATTATAGCACTTTTTGTGGTAGCATTCAGTAGCATTTGGTAGCATTATTGTATTTTATCAAAAATATTTAAAGCTATTCCGTGCAATCTTTTTATATGTTCATAGTTGTAACCCATTTCTGCTGCAATAACTACTAAACTTTTTCCTTGTATATAATATTTATCTAGTATATTTTTATATGGTTGTTTTACCTTGTCTAATTGTTCTAAAATCTGTGTTTGTCTTTTATTTACTTCGTTTACTTTATCGAGCAAATCATTTATGCTGTCCATTAATACTGCTAATTTTTCCGCTTCACTATCTTGAACTTCTCTACTTCCTTTCGGCATATCTGACAACACACTGTTTAGTCTATTTATGCTTGTTTTATACTGTTCTATATACTCTATTCTTCCTTTAATCCATTCTTGATTATGTCTGTAGCTCTTCAAATCTTCTCTGTTCATTCGTTTCCTCCTTAAAAATTTCTTAATTCTCGTCTAAGTTCTACAATAGTACTATTTAGTTCGTCTTGCCATCCAGCTTCATGAGTAGTCTGAAAGAATAAGAACGAGAATTTATTATATAAATCATTTATTCTTCTATATTTTTGTTCTCTTGTTTCTTTTTCTGGCATTGTTATTCCTCACTTTCTAGTAATTCTTGTAATCTCTTTTTTATATCTAAAGATTTTGTGTTCATTGCTCTTAATCTTACTATTTGATAATCATTTCTTCGGTCACTTGTATAAATATTCGAATTGTTAGATATTATTTCTTTGGTCTTTTTTATATCGTAATCAATTCTGTCTATTATGTCTTTTACTTTTTGAACTGGAATATAATCATCTAATAAATGCTTGTAACTTCCGCCTAAAAAACTACCCTTTGATATTACAATATACTTTTCTTCTTCAAGCGAATTTATTTGTAATGTTTGTATTGCAGATTTTATTATTTTTAATTCTTCATTCTCTTTTTTCAGCTCTTTCAATTCTTCTCTAACATCTTTATATGTTTCTTGATATTCTTTTCGATTATTTTCTAATTGATTTTTCAACCTAAAATTTTCTTTTATTTCTACTTTTAATTGTTTTGCTGTACTTAAATTTTCTTTTGACATAATTTCAGAATTTTTCTTATATATTTCATTCTCTTTTAATACTCTTTTATAATCTGATAAAATTTCATCAAAATTACTTCTTCTTAATACTATAAAATTTTGTACCCCTTCTTTTTTAAATTGCCTTAATAAAGTTATAAGGTTTACATTTTGTATATTTTCTAATTTTTTCTCTATACTATTTTCTTTCACTTAAAACACCTCCTCATCAATACTTCTTCTCCATGTTTTTCGCAATAACTCTCACAAAATAAATGTAAAAATTTCCATTTTATAAAAGGGTTATCCTTCGACCTTTCGATTATTTTTTTGCATTTTGGACACTTAAAATATATTTTTTCATCTTTCGTCTTTTCTTTCACTTAAAACACCTCCTTCTTGATTTATTAATATGTCTCTATCAACTATAATTCTATCTGCCATACTAAATATATATTTTATTGGCTTTATGTGGTCTTTACTTAATATATTTATTAAATCATCTTTAAAATTAACTTCTTTACAAGTACCATCTTTAAACCACACTAAAAATTCGTTTTCATTTTGAGCCTCAATAATTTCTTTATTAAATTCTGTTTTTAGTTTTCTAAGTTTTATTGTTTGAATTATTTTTCTCATATCTCATTTACTCCTCTCTAATTTTTCTATGCAAATCCTTGACCTTTTTCATAAAGTACCCACTTGTTTTTATCTTGCCTTTGATAGTGTCTTTCACTTAATGGTGCAACTAAATGTATTCTCCAATCATTATCTTCATCTTTTAATGCTTCTTCCTCAGCTTCCTTAAGAGTCCATAAATCACTTTCATTTTTTATTGAATTTTCATTATAAATTTCTTTTCCGTTTTTAGTTACTGTTGCAACTCCAAATCCTACCGCTATCAGCATTTCTTCTGGTGCAATATCATATTGGTAACCACAATGTAAACATCCTCCGAATCCACCTTTAATAGGCTTTTCTTTTTTCCACTTCATCTCTTATTTACTCCTTTACCACTAAATTTGCTTTGATTAAATCGTATAACACATCTTATTTTTTAACATATCTCCTCCCATTTGTCTGCATAGCCTTTTTCATATCTAATAGTTTCGATTTTAAAATTATTACTTTCAGTTTTTATGTGTTGTTCTAATGCCTTCAAACAACTTATACATACTTTTAAATTCTTATTAGGCAATTTAACTTCTTTTACTTCTTCATCTTTATCTAATTCAACTTTACATATATCACAATATCTTTTTAACATATCTAATCTACCCACCTTATCACATAATAATTTCTAAATAAATTTGGTTCATATACAGAGTAACCATTTTCCTCTAATCTTTTTTTATTTATTGGGTATATTAAAAGAACTTGGATTCCTTCATATCCTTTCATTTTTGATTTTCTAATTTTATTTAATAAATATATATATTGAAAAAAAATTCTTAGCATATCTATTCTCCTCCTCCTAAATTTTCAAATTTGTCCCTAGTTTTATTGGTTAAAGTATAAACATTGCAAAATAAATATGGAATTGATTCACAATATAAACCATTATCATATTCCTCAAAAGCAGTTGGAACTTTCTCTAATTTTATGTGTCCTTCTTTTGCTAATTGCTTATAGGCTTTTCTTATCTGGTATGTAGATGTTCCCATTTTATGTGCTAAAAATTCTGTCGAAATTCCTTCTACCCAACAACCTGCTTTCCAAAATTTAGTTTGTAAATTATAAAACATTTCAAGGACTTCTTCTTTAGTTACCTTTTTATATTTATTCATCTTCTCCTCCTACTTTATAGCAATTAGCCATATAGCTTTCTTTTGTTAGTATTGTTTTAATGTCCTCATTTTCACAAGTATCGTCTGGTATTAAATGTGTTTCATCAACAAATATTAATTTTGGATAATCTGGAAATCCTTCAAACATACCAATATGTTTTACTTTTCTTCCATTTACATAGTCTCCACATTCTATTAAATCTATTAGTTGTTTGCTATGTTTTACTATGCTCTCTATTAAACAAAGTCCCTTTTCACATTCTACATATATACTCATATAAAAATTAGAATTTATAACTTTATCAATTTTTCCATCTTTTGTTCTCACATATTCATTTACTTCAATTTTATCTTCCATATAAACCTCCTATTGTTGCAGAGCATCTATAAGCTCTGTCTGTTGCTCTACTTTGTTCGTTAGTTCATTTATTTTATTGCTCTTCAGTTCGTTGTCTGCACTTATATACACATCATATATTGCTAATATCAATATAAATAGTGCTATTACTATTGCATCTATAATGTCTTTCTTATTCATAGTTCTATTTCCTCCATTTCTTTTCTTAATTCTCTTTTTTCCCTTGCTCTACGCTGTTTAGTTGTTTCTCGATTTTTTTCTAATGGTATTGTTATGAAGTCACTCATATCAAACTTAATTTCTTTTACTTGCTGTACTCCTGCAGTTGTTATTACAGCAATAGACATCTTATATTGTTGAAATGCTTTATTCATTTCTGCTTGTTTTTCTGGTGTTTGTTTATGGAACCACGCGTGATTTTCTGTTGATAACAACGCTCCGTTTTCAATTGTAGCCTTTCCTCCATCTTTTCTCATTTTTATGTGATGATATGTAAGCTGTTTCATTCGCTTAAATTGACCTTTTCCTGTGTACCTTTTTTGTGTTTCTTCTCTTAAATGTAATTTGTCTATAAAACATTCTTTGCCGTATAGTCTTTCTAGTTCTTGTCTAGCACTTTTATTTTTGCTCATACTTTGGTGGTCGCCCCCTTTTATTTCTCTTTTCAACTGATTTTAACTCATCTCTACTGAAGCATTCTTTGTATCCGATGCAACATTTCTTTATACAAATAAATGTTATCGTTACATTGCTGTACAAATATGTATTCGTGTCCGTTCTCTGCTAATTATTTTTGGTATTCGCATATTTCCTCCAAATCCACTTCTATTTTATTTTCTTCTCCGTACAATTTTTCAATTGATAAATATGTAATTTGTTTGTCATCTTTGTAAGCTAACCCATTCAATGCATCTAATATTGACTTGGCTAGATTATCGCAGTCTGGTCTTTTGTCGTACGGAGTATACATCAACGAAGTTCTTTTCTTTTTGTTGAAACTTTTAGGTATTTCAAAATATACTTTAATTATTGCTTCTAATGACTTTTCTGTTGGGGCTATCTCTATGTTGTATTTTTCTAGGAAAGCACTTTTTACTTTCTCTTCAAAAGTGCTTGTCCTAGTTGGTGTGTACATTCTATGAGTTTTAGCACTATATCTTGGCCTTTCTTTTCCTATTGCTTTTTCATAGATTTCAAATTTATATCTCATCTTTCATCTCCAATTCTTCAGTTAAATACTGATATGTATATTTAGGATTATTTTTCCTTTGTTCTAATTCTTTTAAATTTTTCAATGCTTGTATTAAATCTTTTTCTATAAACTTGTTTTTATATTTATCAATAAAAGTATTTTTCAATGACACTACTACATCTATTTCATCTTTTACTTTTCTTCTTTCTCCCCTTACATATTTCAATTGCTTTACTATTTTACATGATCTAACTGCATCTATATTGTGATTTTCTATATAATGCAGTAGCTCATCTTGTTTAATATCCCAAATACTTTGTTGATTTCTTAACTCTGATAGTCTTTTATCTATATCTTGAAAGAGTGTTAATGTGTATTTTAAAATATCTTCTATTTCCATATTCTCTCCTGTTTATCTAACTCTAATTTAATTTGTTCCCTTTCGGTACCTGTAACATACTTGCACTGTTTAACTCCTCGAAAATAAATGTTTTCTAATTGCTGACATCCGTCTACATAGTCCATATCTCAGTGCTTTTGCACAGATACCGAGTTAATTGTGGATAACTCATATCTTATTCCTCTATATCAAAGCCATAAGCCTTATACCATTGTTTTTGTCTTTCTTCTTGCAACTGCAAATCTTCTGTATGTCTTTTTGCTCTGTTTTTCCATTTTTTAAAGCATTCAGGGCAATAGGCTCTTCCTAGTACAAAAATCAGATAAACATCATCTTGCATTGTTTTACAACAATCATCACATATTGCTAATCCACCCCAATCTAGACAGTCTTCTATTGTGCATTTAATGTATGAATATCCTTGTTTTGTATAATTTAATTTTATTTTTTTCATTGACGCCTCCTAAAATATTTATCTATTTCGTTTGCTATTCCCCACATATTTACTGGAATATATACATCTTTTGAAAATTTTTGAGCTAGTTCTGCAGATGGCTTTTTATAACAATAAAATTCTTTACAAATTAAAGGTCTGACCTCGTATATTAAACATTTTTTGCCATCGTAGTAGGGACATGTTAGTCTATTTTCCATAACCAATAACTTCTTTTGAGGTTTAACTTGATGTTCTATAACATACTTTTGAATTATATCTGCCTCATTTTGACTTATTGGCAAAAAGCAACTACAACACTCTCCACATTTGCTACATTTACCACATACCGAATTGTCTGTGATCTGCACATTACCATCAATCATATTTTTTAATATTTCGCGTAAATTAGTTTTAATCAACATAGCTACCTCCGATTAATCTTTGGAATGTGATTCATGTTCAAAGCTTCAAATCCCTTCAGTGTTCTTTCGTAAACAGCTACTGTTTTCCCTGTATACTCACATTTCCTTTTATCTATCGCTTTAACCATTCCCATATCTTCTAACTCTGACAAGCGTGGTGCGGTGTAGTTCCTTTCCGTGCTAGGAATAAACCCTAAATCAAATAGCTCCACAGCCAACTCTTTTGCCGTTTTAGGCTTGTCCAATCTATTCAATATCTGTATGTATCTTATTTTTGCCTTATCTTGTATATCATCAAAACTCATTTGTCTTGTAGTTTGTGTTATTATATTCATTTGTTTTCACTCTCCTTTATATTTCTTTATATTTCACTCATTAATCTTGTTTGTTCTTCTTTAGTAAGTAAATCCCATTTTTCGTCTTCTCTTAATGCTTTTGTTTTTTTCATATACTCTGAAAAACTTCTTCGATTTTCGACCTTATATTTATTAAATAAATATAAATATATATTCTTATCATTCTTGTTTGTGTTGATTTGTTGTTGATTTGTTGTTGTTTCATTGTTGTCTTGTTGTTTAATTCCTTGATACTCTTCCCATTTTTCAACGGTTATAACTGAAAATTTGTTGTTGGAATTTATACTAATCATATGTAGCTCTTCAAGTAATTTAAAATAATCATACACTGTTCTATCTTTCATCCTTAATTCATCACTTGCTTTTTTTCTCCCAGTTACAAACTGCCCCTTTTCTAAATGTACTATTTGCTTTCCTACTAATTGATCTCTTTTTATATGCGTAGCCTTTAGCATACACCAAATCCAAACTTTCAATGCTTTTTCGTTTTCAAAAATGGGAGATACTAGTAATTTACGATACAACTTAATCCATGTTTCGTTTTCCAATCATCTCCCACCTTTCTTAATATTTTTTATAAATTAATTTTTCTTTGTTCCAATTTGTTCCATAAATGCCTTTTAAATGTTTTTCTATTAAACATTTATATACTTTACTGTCTTGACCAAAATCTTCTTTATAATGGCATTCTCGGCACAATGTAACTATATTTTCTTCTATGCCTAGGCCACCGTTGTGACCTTTTTATAAAATGAGCATTTGCATAACTCTTATCAACATATTTTCCACAAATAATGCAACTATGATTATCTCTATGCCATACATTCTCTTTAACCTTTTGTGATATTTCACAAGCTTTGCTTCTTTTGCTCATGTTTACCCCAACTTTCTAATAAACTATTTATTTCTGCATCTGATTTTGTTTCTATATTCAAACTTTTTGCTAATTCAACTAATAAATTTATTAGTAAACTCATTTCTTTGCTGTCATAAGTTGAACTACCATAATAGCAATGTACTTTTACACATTTATCTTTTCTGCTCACTTCTTGAATTAAAAAGCCTAGTCCTTGTTTTTGCCATATTCTCTTAAAGTTCTCAAATGCCTTTTCTTCAACTATCATTGATTCAAATGTTCCAATTTGTAATATTGCATCTTGATATATCTTTTCTTTTGTTATAATTGTTCCATCTTTACTTAATTCTTTTGCTATCTTGTCACATAGCACCCAGCAATAAGCATTACTGTCTAAACTCCTTTTAGGTCTATATTCTTTTATCTCAAATTGTTTATCTCTTGCTTGTTCTATTAAATAAGTTATCAATTTGTTTGCTGTTCCTACCATAGTAAGTACCCCCCTTAAAATGGTAAATCTTCATATTCTGTATTCATCTTTTCAATCTCAGCCATAATATCTAATACTCCACTTGTTTTTACTAGTTCTGTCATTTTATTAGTTCTTTGCATTAATTCTTTAAAATCCTTCCGTATTTTTTCGTAGTCCATATTTAACTCCTTTCTACATGCTGATGCATTAATACATACTCCGAATTTTCTCCCATGTTATTTAATAAAAATTCACTTGCTTGTTGTTTACTTAAATGACTATCTTTTGCTCTAAATTCATATACATATTTGCAGTCTTGTTGTTTTTCTTTTATTCTTTCTTCTATCTCATCTTCATCGTAATTACCTTCAACAAGATACAAATCATAATTTTTAGCACTTATTCCTTCAACTGTTTTTGTATCTGTCATATAAATTACTTTATAATCTTCAAATAGCACTCTATAACCACATTGTGGTACATCATGATATAATTTAATTGGTACAATTTTAAATAGCTTATAATCGTATCTCGTGCCAATTTGAAGTATATCTATGTTCTTTCTTTCAACTCCACATTCCAATAGTGGTTTTAATAGCCATTCACAACAAGCAAATCTTAATGTTGGTCTTTCCTGTGCCAATTTCTTAATTGTTTCCTTTTTAAAGTGGTCTGAATGTATATGCGTGAGAAGTACTATTTTTAACTGTTTATAATACTTCTCTAGCCTTTTAAAAGTAACTCCACAATCTATTAAAATTATGTCTTTTATTATTGTTGCATTTCCTGTGCTACAACTTGATATAATTTTATAGTTCATTCATTGATACCTCTTTTGTATTTTCTGTTTGTTCTTCTATTTCAGCTTGTACCTCAATAGGCTCTTGTTGTGGAATTTCTTGTTGCATTTCTTCTGCTTCATACATTCCTGCTAAATCTTCAACAAATGTTTCTCTTAATGCTCTTACTTTTGCAACTTTCTCAACCATTGTTGCTCCTTTGCTTCCCCAGTTTGAATTTAATTGTCCTTGTCCTGTTTTTTGTGCTACTTCATTAAAACTTACACTTGAATATGTAGGATGTGTCCAGTCTTTTCTAAATACTCTAGCCCAACCACCTACGAGTTGTTCATTACCTAGTCTAAATGTCCCTTGTCTTTCTTCTATACTTCCATCTTCTTTTTGAACTATTATTCCACTTTCCATTCCGTCATAATTTGAATTTAGTACTGCTCTCTTTAATATTGCGTCTTTTCCTACAACTAATTGTGCTGGTACTCCTGCTTTATATTTAATTAAATATGCTTCTCTTAAGAATGGATTTAATTTTCTAACTTTACAAAGTTCTGTAAACAACTTAAATTCTTGATTTGTTATTTTTGCATCTGTTCCTACTATGTACTCTTGTACTATACTTGGCGTTAGCTTTATTTCATTGCCATCAATATCAAATTTGACCATCAATTCATTATTTTTTTGAACTTCATTACTCATATTCATATCCTCCATTTACTAAAAATTCTTTTAATGCTTTTAATTTTGTTCTTGTTCCTTTTACTGTAAATCTTAATGTTAATATTTCTTCTTGTTTTTCTTCTATTATTGGTGCTTGTAGAACTTCTTGTTCTGGTACTCTAAAATTTTCTAATGCTTGTTTTGTTGCTTCTGTTTGTGCTTTTATGTTTTCATCTGCAATTCTTTGAGCTTCTTCTAATTGTTTTTGTTTTAGTTCTTCTTGTTTTCTTTTAGCTTCTTCTACCGCCTTCGTTCTGTTTATGACAGTACTTATTGCAGTACTTAAAACATATCCATTTTGCTTATATTCAACCAATATTTCTTCTTTATGTTCTTGTAACATTATTGTTGCCAAATCTGTATTAACTCTGTCTATGAAGTCTTTAGCTTGTTTCTTTAGTGACGTTTTACTATCTGCTAATCCGGCTTTGATTTTTGCGTCCTCAAATTTTATAAAATCAATACTTAAGCTCTGTTTATATTCTTCAAAATAATCTCTTGTTTCCTGTTCTTTTCTTGCTCTTAATTCATTTTCTGTTGTATCTATTTTAGTTTTTAAGTCGCTATCTGCACCTTTATATTTATCTGATATATATGTTTTATAAATCTCTTCAAACTGCATATACGGTGCAAGTATTTGCTCTTTTACCATTTTTCTTTGTTGCTCTACTTCTTTAAACTCTTTGTTTAAATCTGCTCTTACTTGTTTTATCGTTTTTACATTTTCTTCTGTACAAATTAAACTTTTTGCATTTTCAACTTTTTTATCTATATCTATTGATAACTCTTTTAAGTGTTCCTCTATTTGAGGTAATTGTTTTACTACTATTAAATCTTGCATTCTTTTTCCTCCTTATAACCTCATTGAATAATATTCTTTTACTAGCGAATCTTCTTCCTCATTCTCTAACTCATTTATTCTTTCTATGAAGTTTTGCTTTCTTTCTCCATAGTCTTCTTCTAATGAACTAATTAGTTCATTTAACTCTTCTTTTAAATCTTCGTTAGTTGTATCATCTAGTAAGTCCTCTAATTTTTCCTTTATATTTGCATATTCGTCTACAAATTCTTGCATATCTTCTAAATCTTTCTCTCTACTCATTTGATATTAATTTCCTTTCCACAGTTAGGACAATATTTATAACTGTCTTCTATAAAGCTTCCACACTCTGCACAAGTATTTGACTTTTGTTTTGAAACTTCAATTTTATTTCCTACTTGTAATATCTCAAGAGGCTCTCCATCTTCTATTTTTAAATTTTTTCTGATTTCTTTAGGAATAACTATTCTTCCTAAATCATCTAATCTTCTTATAATTCCTACTGCTTTTACCATTTGACTTTCCTTTCTAATTCCTGTATAATAGATACAGGAGTTCATATATTTGTGATTCTACGAGTTAGTAATTGTTTTCGAAGTCACTTACTAGCTCTTTAATTTTGTTTAAAATACTTTTTTCATTGCCATAATTATTACTTTCTGCTAATTTCTTTACTTTGCTAAACAATTCTCTAAGTTCTTCATTATCGAATCTTAGTTCTTTGTTTTCTTGATGTAATACTTCATTTTCTTTTTGCCATTCGTGAATTTCTTTTCTTTGATCTTCTATTAGACTTTCTCTTGCACGAATTTGCATTGATTTTGTTTCAATTACTTCTCTTAAATGCTTTTTTCTTTCTATCATGCTTCTATCTCCTTTCTGCTCTAATAAGAGCGATTAATGTTATAATTATCACAGCATATACCATTCCTATTGCAGAATGTCGTGCTATGTAATCAACAATTCCTGATATTGTACAAGCTGATATTACTAATACAGCTAGTCCAATTATTGAATTTAATATAAATTTTATTGATCTTTTCATCTTTTTGTTTCCTTTCTATATAATTTTTCTTGCGATTTCTTTTAAAACTTCTTGCTTTTCTTCTTCTTTTAGTCCTAGTTCGTACAGCAAAACAGCTCTTTTGTCAGCTATTTGTTTTACTCCCATTCCTTTAATTCGTGGGAAATCTTTACTGTTAAACTTCTCTCTCGCTTTACTTTCTCCACATCCTCGCCAATCTGCATAATCATATGGTGTTATTGTTTCAGGCAATTCGTCATATGTTTTTGTTGATTTTTTCTCTTGCATATTCTCATCTCCTTTCTTTTTTGTCCGTTTAACTGACATTTGTATTTAAAAAAATATCGTCTTTCTTATAGTTTAATATTTTTTTTATATTTAGAGCTACTTCTAGAGATGGAGCAACATTTCCTTTTTCATATCCTGTATATGTTGTTCTAGCAATGTTTAGCTCATTTGCCATTTGTTCTTGTGTGTAACCCTTTTTAGTTCTAATTTCTATAAGCTTTGTTCTCAATTTTATCACCTCTCTTTGTTCGTTCTGCTGACATTATATACTATGTTTGTTTGACTGTCAATACTTTTTTTAAATTTTTTTATTTTTTTATAGAATTTGTTTGCAAAACTGACAATATAATGTTATAATTTACTAGAAAGGAGAACACTTATGAGCTTTGGAAATATTTTAAAAAAAATTAGACAAGACAATAGTTTAACTCAAGAAGAGCTAGCAAAAAAAATCGAAACCTCTCGTTCTAATATTGCTAATTACGAAAATGATAAAAATATGCCTTCTATAGATGTTTTAGATAAATTAGCAAAAACATTTAATTGTAGCATAGATTATTTATTAGGTAAATCAGATATAAAAAATCCAGAAAAAACGTCTAATATATCTGATAAAATATATATGTGCCCTGTTTACGGACAAATACCTGCTGGAGAACCTAATTGGGCAGAAGAATGTATCGAGGGAAGATTACCTCTTGACCCTAACCTTATGAATATAGTAGATCCAGAAGAATGTTATTTTCTTCGTGTTAACGGCGAAAGTATGAATAAAATTATCAAGAACGGTGCGTATGCTTTAATTCGCAAGGCTGATTGGGTAGAAAACGGAGATATAGCCGTTGTTCTTGTAAACGGATATGATGCTACATTAAAGAAATTTACTAAAAATAATGATGTGGTTGTATTAGAACCAATGAGCAATGACCCTACATTTCAAACACAAATATATACGAAAGATACACCAATTAAGATAATTGGAAAGTACATCGGTAAAATGGAGATGAAATAAATGAGTGAAAATGAAGAAGTAGAAAATATTATAGAAAATCAAACAATTATTGGAGAAGAAAAAAGCGAAGCTATTGCACGAAAGGATAGTTCTCTAAAGAGGTTAGATGTCTCTTTCAACAAACATATTGAATTAAAAGAATATAAAAAAAGTAATCTATTAGCTTATTGGATTAAAGATTTCTCTAATTATCATGATAATGAAAGATTTTTTAATCCAAGTTCTCTAAAAATTTTTAAGCGTGGAAATGTTGTTAAAGCAAATTTGGGCTTTAATGTTGGAAATGAACTTGGCGGCTTACATTATTGTGTAGTTATAAATAAAAATGATAATTTATATTCTGGTACTTTAAATGTAATTCCTCTATCTTCTGCAAAAGAAAATAAAGAGTATAATACAAATACTTGTATAGATTTAGGAGATGAATTATACATTTCTTTAGCAGAAAGGCTTAATCTTGAATTTTCCATTGTTAGAAAACAGATATCAGAGCTAAGTAATACTACTAATAATGAAGATTTAAAGAAAATAGCTCAAAAACTTGAAATTTTAGATAAAACACAAACGGAATTAGATAAAATGAAACATGGAAGTTTTGCTTTAGCACATCAAATAACAACAATTAGCAAACAACGAATTTTAAAAAATCCTTTATTGTCTAAAATCAAGTTGTCTGATGCAAGTCTTGACTTAATTGATAATAAAATAAAAGAATTATATATGAAATAATTATAAAAATTTTCAAATTTTCAAAATTTTTGTATATTATATTTGACAATGAGCATATTATATTGTATAATCTAATTAAGATTTAACCTCATATTATGTAAATAATATGACGGTCATAAGAAGATTTAGGAGAGTTCATTGCAACTCTCCACTTTTTTATTATATTTATAAAATTAAAATAGATAATATACTCCCCGACCAAAGTTTGTATATTATCTCCCCGTTACTACTTGTTTAAGTAGGTTATTGTTATTATATATCAATAGAACCTCTTAGACAAGTACCAAAAATTTGTTTAGGAGGTTTTGTTATGGCTAAACGTGGCAATGGAGAAGGCACTATTTACTTCTCTGAAAAATTAAATAAATGGGTTGGTCAGTTCTCTGCTGGAAGAAAAGATAACGGCAAATTAAATCGTAAATCAGTTTATGGCAATACTAGAAAAGAAGTAAAAGAAAAGATGACAAAAGCATTAGCTGATGTTCAAAATGATACTTTCATTGAAAAAAGCGATATTATTCTTTATGATTTAGCCAAAGAAATTGTAGAAGATAAAAAAGATTCTAATCAGATTAGTTCAAGCACTTACAATAGAGCAAAATACACTCTACAAATTATAGAACATAGTGATTTTGGAAAGACACCTATTCAGGAAATAACAGCTAAAGATATCAAAATCTTCTTAAATGATAATATAAATTATTCTGATTCTACTCTAAAAAAGATTTATCAACTTTTAGGTCAAACATTTAAACGAGCCATTGAAAGAAATTATATTTTAAAAAATCCTATAACATACGAGGAGGCTCGAAAACCCAAATCTAGTCAAAAGCAATCAAGGGTTGAAGCTTTATCCATTGATGAGGAAAAAAAGCTTATTTCGGCATTGTCGAACGAAACGTCCTTATATAAATCTATTATATTGTTAATGTTATTTAGTGGTATGCGAGTTGGAGAGGTTTTAGCATTAAAATGGTCTAATATAACTGATAATTATATTGATGTCAAACAAAGTTTAACTAAAGACGAAAACGGTCAAGTTATCATAGGTAACGAAACAAAAACTGAAAATTCTATTAGACAAATACCACTCAATAACATACTAAACGAAATTATTGTAGCAATACCAAAGTCAAATAATTCTGAATTTATTTTTCAAAACATTACTCCCAGAATGGTACATAGCTTCTTAACTAAATTTAATGCAACTAATTGCATTAAAAGTAATATTCATCCACATATGTTAAGACATACATATGCAACAAGGTGCATTGAAGCAGGTATGAATATAAAAGTTCTACAAAAAAGGTTAGGACACAAAAATATTCAGACAACTTTAGATACATATGCTAGTGTGTTCGATAAGTTTGAAGGACAAGAAGATGATAAAGTACTTAATTATTTTGAAGAAAATAAAATCGGGTTGCATTAAAATTGCATTAAATTATAGAAAAAAGAGAGATTTTAGAATCTCTCTTTTCTTACTCTGGTGCGGATGAAGGGACTCGAACCCCCACGTCGTTGACACTGGTTCCTAAG